CTTGAGATAATCGGCTTCATCATTATGTTTCACCCATATAATGCAATTATCAGAATGTGCATTGACAATATCGATAGTCTTGTCAAGTCTCTTTATCATACTTCTGCGTAATTCCGAATTAAAGTCAGTAGCTGAAACAGCCGAATCATTAAACAACATACCATTGTCTTTTTTATCGGTGATAATTTTTTCTTCTTTGATTATTAACTCCGGTAAAACATAACCTTCATCACTAAAACCAATATCACTTGGGGTTGTTACAACGGAAGACCATGATCCTATCCATGAATAAAAATCTTTTTGAGCGTGTTTTTTTATTCTATAACCAGTATTCTTATCTTTATCTGTTACAAAGAATACAGCTCTCATATCGCTACTTGTCATTACTCCTAAAAATTCTGCATGGTTGCCAATTTCTAATTCATCATTTGGGGACGGAGTAGCAGTACAAGCAAGTTTATATTTTGTTTCAACAAAGCTATTGATAATTAAGTTTCGATATGCACCTGAGTAGTTTTTTAATATACTGCTTTCATCTAAAACAACACCTGAAAAAACAGAACAATCTATTTTTTCTAATTGTTCATAATTAGTTATGACAATACCAGACCTTTTTGATTCATCATATTTTAATATTTCAATACCTATTTTCTTGCCCTCGTTAATTGTTTGAGCCGATACTGCCAATGGGGCTAATATCAAAACAAGCCCGCCTGTATTTCTAACAATCTGATCCGCCCAAGTCACCTGCATTAGTGTTTTCCCAGTTCCACAAGCACTAAATATTGCATATCGACCTTTTCTAACAGCAAGATTAACAAGATGCTTTTGGAAAGGGAATAATATATCAGGTAGATTATTGGCTTCGAATCCGTGATAAAGTTGCTTAATTTTTTTTTGCTCTATAAATTTTTCGTAATCCATTAGTCTCAACCCCTTTCCTTTAATTGTTTATCCCTCACTGCCATAAGCCCGTGAAGCGCTTTGATTAGCTTTGCCCTGCTTTTGTTATCGAATGTTAATGTTATACAAGTCTTTAATGATTCGATTGTTTTGTCAAGGTTTGTCATAGCAATTCTCCAATTTTAAAAAAATCTCTTTGAGGTGTTATTTTAATAGGATTCTCTTTTATTTTCTTTTGTTCCTCGCCCAAAATTATATCGCCATTCTTGATACTAAACCAAGGTTTTATTTCTCTACCATCACAATATTTATAACCAGCTGCAACCTTTAATCCAGCATCACAAGTACATGGTATTAATACGCCTATCCTTGCATAAATAGACCCCTTTGAATATTGATGAAATTGCATGCCCGGATATGGTGCAAAATTAACTCTTTCCGAGTTACCATCAATCGATATTACTGGCTTACCGTCAAAAAATCTAATACAATTCGGACAATACTTTCTTTCATCCGGCGGCAATTCTTTTAGACTTTCTGAAACGCTAATGGCTTTCTTGGTTCCCATACCTGATTCATCCTTTGAGTTAATGCGTTTGTAAATGTCTGCTTCCAGTCGATATCCATCGACCTTGATTTCTTTTTATGTTTCCAACCGCGCTCTTGACCCCAAAAATCATTGTATGCCTTTTCCATGGACTTGGCAATGTCTAACCCGGGATGATATTCAAGCCTTTGCGTAATCCATTCCTTATCTTGCAATAAAGCATCGAAAGCATCAGAAACCATTTTTTCGTACACCTCAAAACTATTTTTCCATGTAATAGGTTTCTCTTTATTTAAATCATTTATATTTATATTTTCATTTTCATTTTCCATATGTGTTGACATACCGTCAACATATGTATTATCATATGTTCCTACATATGTTTTTTTGTTTTCTTCGTTTTTATCGCCTTTCCTATTGTCGCTCCTTGACTTACAATATTTATTGCGTTTTAATATTTCTTCATGCAGTCTGATGTTGTGATATTTTCCATCAGGAAGTTTTTCAAACTTTGAAAAGATATCTTCATCATATGTTTTACATATGTTCAACATATGATTTTCTGATAAATGGCCATGCTGATGTTGTAAGCAAAGTAATCTGATATATTTTCCAACCTGTTCATCCGTCATAAAAGATGTTCCGGTTAAAAAATCAGAGCTATAAAAAAGAAATGCAGGGTCTTTAGCCATTTTGTGAACTCCGAAGGTAGCACAGAAAAGCAGGAGCCGTATCCCTAACGATAAGGACGACGGGTTATTCTATTTCTGTGCTACCTTTGATTTTCTGTTGATACAAATTAAGCCTCGTTAATTTCTGCTCCCGACCATTTACGGGAGTGTTTTTGATTACGGTTAAAAGATAATATAAGTTTTGAAATTGTCAATAATTATTTTGCATGTACGCAAATTATTTTTTGAGCCTATCATCACATCTATTTCCCCGTTGATACGCAGGATTGCGCCTGTATTGCGCCTGTATTGCGCCTATTTGCGCCAAATGATAGCAGCCATGTCATACCATACCCCGAAATTATCGGCGATTGTAGGCGCTTATAACATTATACTATCAGTATAAATTGAAAAATATAGCAAATTAAACAAATATATCAATATTGATAGGGGTTATAGCCCGTATTTGGCATGATTAGGGCTATCAGACATAGCCCGCTTAAGGCACTGCATTTCTGATAGGTCATCAGGAGTAAGCTCCCACGCAAAGCCCGCGCATGTCCTTACGGCTGACCATATGACTTTTGCTCTGACGATACCGACTCCCGACTGCCTAAGTATCTGGTATAGTACCTCGTCTGCTACTTGTCTTGTGACAAAGTGCGTAAAGTACAGCCAGTCGTGTGCGAGCGCTCCAGCCCAAAAGTCAGGCTCAAAAGGTGAGCCTATGACTGACCAAAAAATTCTTGGTATGCTTGCGCCATCATAAAAATACCCTTTGGGTATCCAGTACTTTTTGTCATCGATAGCAAAGCACCAATCCTCGGTTAGTCGCATCAAGGTCTTGCCGCGATGCTCAAATGGCTCAAGCCTTGGATTATCCAGATAATATATTTTCATTTGCTCCCCAATAATGGACACACTTTAGAATATTCTCTAATTGTGTTTTCTCCATCGTTTGATACACATACTGGTTTTTTACTAATAATAGAACACCAACAATGTACAAAAGACATTTTATAAAACCCCTTTACGTCATGCGGACAAACTGTTTTTGTCATACTAATGGATACCTCGCAGCTACGATTAAATCTTTGGAAACATTCGCGATAGAAACCATATTAGACTGATTGCCACCGATAGCATATACGCCCGTTGAGTTGACCTGTACGACAATCGATACATGCCCTTGCCAAGACTGGTGGCCACGGTTCTGAATAATAATAGCGCCTGGCCTTAATGCCGTGTGTGCACCCCATGTCAAGTAGCTTTTGGCATTTGCTAACCCAGTACCTTTTATTCCACACTGTAATAGCGACCAATTGACAAACGCGGCGCACCAAGGGATTTCATCATCAGCTTTTTGTGCAACCGTTTTAAGATATGCAGCTATTCTTGGATTAGCATCAGCGCCAATTATTTCTCTCTGTCCAAGCTCCGCAAGCGCTACTAAAGCCCAAGGAGGTAATAAAGACTGATTGTTTGTACTCATTAAAAATCATCCGGTGTTGTATCTGACCAACGGTACACCATGTCTCTCTTGGCAATTTCAGCTATCGTGGTTGGCTTGCCTCCTGATGCTGTATAAACAAAACACCAAAATAGAGGGTCGTATGCTCCGAACGGTCTATCAACTCCATAAAACAACATCACGGAGTTTGAATAACTTGTGAAGTTATATTCTATTGCTCCTCTATCAAGAATACTGGATGCAAAAAGAACTTCATCTATAGAGTTCACTGGTGCGGATGCTGGATTTACTGTCGGCGTAAGGCTCATTGCATCTCTGGTTTCCTGTGCTGTCAATCCTGTTCCGGTACCAGCAGCACCATTATTCTGGATAAGGTTTGCCTTACCTCCCGTGGAACCTGTCTCAATGTATAAGTCGCCTGTTCCAACAACACTGTAATTGTTTTCAACAATAGAGTTGTTTCCACCTAATTGTACCTTTATCCCATGTTTACCTGTTGGGATATTTAGTATCTCGTTTTCTTTTATATTATTATCTGTTGCTGTTGTCGCATCAATAGCGCATTCAGTAAATTTAGATATTTTATTATTCCTAATCTTACAACGATTTCGTGCTTGGTCTTGCGCGAAATATATCGCATTGGTACAAGCAAGAGATAACAGATTATCATCAATTTCACATCCATCTTTAACTTGGATATATTTTGAGATAGTTGCACCGTCATTTGTAGAACTAATATTTTGTTTAAATTTTGAATGGCTTTCACACTGGACAAGAATATCAACGCTCCCTGATGATGCTGCCTGTATTCTTGTTCCCGATACGCCTGAACCATTGAGCAGTTTAAATAGCGGCGTACCGGTTGATGACTGAATAAATAATGGATGGTCCAATCCAATAATCTCCACACCTTCTCTTACGGTATAATTCCCCGTGTAATTTGCAGCCGATGAGCATACAAAGATAATTCCAGTGTCGTATTGAACATCGTGTGTTGTATAATCACCGATAAAAAGAGACAAGGCATGTTCGAGGGTTGCAAAAGCTGTTACACCTGTAAGCCCATCATTAGAATCATTTCCATTAGAGCTATCTACCCAATATATACGTCCTTTATTGCGCCATATCGCAGTAAGTAAATCAAGATATCCAGCTCTGGTTGCTGTGTAGCCTTGTGCTGTCATGCCTGTCTGCACATCGGTTGCGATATTGGTATGCTCGCCAGCGGTCAAACTAAAACCTGTTTTGTCGCCCACAAGAACACTTGCGCCTATATCTCGCGCAGTTTGAGAAGTACCATTTATCTTGAGGACATCAACACGTCCTGAAGCATCAGCCGACAAAGGAAGTCCACCATTAGCTCCCGCATTGGCATTCGGAAGTGCAGTCATACCAAGTCGCATGGCATCCCTCAAATTAGCATCAATCAAGACAATTTTTGTTGATTTGGAAAGAACTCCAGAAATAACAAAATTAAGTTCACAAGAATTAGCTCCGGTTGCGAGTGCTGCGTCTGGAATATGAAACTGATAAAGTCCGGGCATATTTGTTGAATCGACTTCAGCCCATTTTCCAGATGAATAAGAATCTCCTGCTGTGCCAGAAATTACAGTAATTGCTTGCCTTGTTCCTCCGGGTCTGCAATAGGACGCACCTACTGAACTATAAGCAATACCCGTCTTACCCATTCCGGTATCTGAATCTCTAAGCATCACTTGAATGATAACGCTTGTTGCATCTTTTACATAAATATTATCAAAAGCCATTTGAAACTCCTTTTAATATTGCTCTTCCAATTCTTCTGCAAATAATTTAATTTTGTTCGAAATAAAATATCTCATCCTTCTCAATGGTGTAAACATCTGCCAAGGATTTTTTGACAGAGACTGTAATAAATCATCTGGCAGAACTTTATTAAAAAACCCTACATATTTAAAATCTGTTACGCTGCTTACTGTGCTTGTATTTGTTGCGCTTTTCATAAATCCGCCCAATGCGCATGAAGTAATATTTCCAGTTGTCGGGATAGTAAAAGAATCGTCAACTGCAACTATTCCACCATTCTTAGAACCTCGTAAGCTGGTAGAGCTTAGTGAAACAGCACAATAATTAACTTTATCATCCGTGTATTGAGGCGCTACTGTTGATATACTTCCATCGTAAACTTCCCCTCCAGTTGTGCTAAAGCCTCCACTTCCATCACCGTATAACCCTGATGTGGGACTGGCAAGTTTGAAAATCGAGAAACCTACGGAGCCAGAAATTTTTCTACATCCCATAAGTAAAGTCATAGGATAAACTTGCGAATATGTTGCACCGAGATAAAGCTTCACCCATTGATTATCAACACCAGTAGTTCTGAGATAGTCAGAACCAAGTGTTGCATTAGCGCCAAGCATAGCACAATTTGTTGAATCTGCCGCCCCACCTTTTGCGAGATTTCTATTCCAGAAATTTGTTCTTGTGAGGTAGAAAGCAGTCAATCCCATGTCAATCCATTTTTTATCAATGGTTGGCAAACCTTGGAAACGAGTATTAGGACTTAACACTCTTGACATTAACATTATTACGCCATCCTCTGTTCATCAATTCGAGCTGCGATAATTAAGTTTCTGGATGCTGCACCGCTACATATACATCCAGTCTGCATTTTTTTAGCAACAGGAGGAACCATTATTGTACGTCTTGCAGGGTCTTCACCTGGAGTATTTGACCCATAAGTATCAAGGACAGTAAGAAATTCAGCGTGTTCAGCAGTATCATAGGTATCTGCTCCTCCAGCGCCAAGAACATCTCCATTACTCCATCTAAGACGAAAAACTGCTGTATCTCCTGAAGCCGGAGTGCCTTGATTGTCTGCATGAATCTGAATTGATAGCCCAACAGTGTTATCTGCAAGCGTAATAACATCTGAGACAACTTCTGTTGCTGAAGACACAGTTTTTGTTACGCTTCCAGTATCCCATGTCACTTGTGTTTGTACTCTTGAAATAGACATAATTAAAACCTCCCTCCGACAGCATTCGCTCTATCCCAATCAGCCTGTCCACGCCTTGTGGCAAGCGAAACATCCGCTCCAATAACAGGCATTCCAATCGCTTCTATTGCAGGGCTTGAAGGTTCTTGTCCTATTGCTTTCATTGCGATAGCCTCCTCCAGCGTTAATACCCCTCCTGCCTGTAACTGGTCAATCATAAGCTGTGTTTGAGTGTCGCCAAAATCTACCCCTGGCTCTGCCTCAAGCGATTTCATTGCCCATTTAACGGCTGGAACCGATGCAGATGCAGCAACCAATTTTTCAAGGATTGTCGCACCAACTAAAGCACCGACCCTTGACATCAAGATAGTTGCTGTCACATTGACATGGACAAGCCTTGTCCCTTGTGGTCGGTTGAGTATGTCAGCAATAGCATTATCTTTTGCCAAATAATCAGGGTCATACGGTGCAGTTGGGCTAATTATGTATGGCAAACATTCAGGTGTTGCCAGAATTAAATCTTTTAGTGCTTGGAAATCTATCATCTATTCTCCTTTTGTAAGATTTCTTTTAGTTCTTTTTGTGCTGAAGCTATATTATCCAGTTTTGTATTAATGACCGCAATAGAAGTTTTAAAATCTGAATGCTGTGCGGTGTTCTCTTCTTTTTGTGCCCAAAAATTATTACCGATAACCACAATTGCGCCAATCACAGCTGTGATAGCTGTTGCGTACCCTGTGAGCTTTTTCATTTTATTCTCCTGTTGTTTGTCTGTTTTTCGGCGGTTGTATTCCATTTTTTATACATTGTCCTTTATTAAGTTGTTGTAAGTACCGGGGTTACGCGTAAAGATGCAATATTATAATAAATTGTATCACCATCATTCGGCACGTTAACATAATATTTAACGCCTACATACACTATCATACCAGATGGGATCGTGGATATGTCAATCGGCGTTCCTTCATCCAGCTCAATGACTCCAAAATAAAACGGTGGTTGTAATTCAGAACCAGCCGAGAAAAGAGTCCGCGTTCCATCTCCTTCAATGGTCCAAATTTCATATTTCACATATCCGCTTGATGTGCTCCCCGCAGTAATAGGATTAGCACCAGAACAACTTATATGTAATTTATCCTCCTGTCCCTTGACAAAGATAACATTGCTCAGATAGCTATCGTTCTCATAAACATTAGCGGTATTTATTATATAATCTTTTAAATTAGGGCTTGCTAACGGTTTTGAGATGGTTTCTTTTACTGAATAACCTCCCGCTCCAGCAGTATTTTCAGCGAATAATGAATACGTCAGTCCATCTACCAAAGGCTTTAAATATTGAGGGTGAATGTCGTTTGTCGTATTACAAGCGTCATCAGATACCGCGTTAAAATCCGTCGATAATGCTTTTGTATTATTTGTTACCTGTATATGATTTATAGCCATTAACCCTCCTACCAATAAAAATAAGACAATTCGGTTTCAATTTCCTCATCCCAATACATATTATCCCAAAAACCCCAGCGACTGTTTTCAATATCCCCGCCTGGTGCAATTAAATATCCAGCCCACTTACAACTAAGCTGTATTTCGTGCGAGCCAATATTATAGCGGAAATCGTAAACCTCCATCAAGCCATTTAAATTTTTCAGCGCTGTATCACAAACAAACCCTATATAATCAGCCTCTTGAATACCAATCAATGACTTCAAATCCCATAGATAACCAATTATGTCTGTTGTTACTTCCGCCCTTAAGATTGGCTCCTTGTACATACTCAAATAATGTTGCGCTAAAAAACTGGCATAATATAGAGCATCATACAAGAAACAAATATTAGATACTTTTCCACCCAATACATATTTTTTATTACCATACGCATTTATAGAAGCGGAATCGCTCACTGTGGCAATAATTTTATCAGTAAATTTTGACGTACTATTATAATTAAAATAATTAACCTCTATCTCGTTACGGATATCTTGCGTATCTCGATATGTTTCAAGAGACCTTATTCTTGAGGCTGTTAAGATTTTCCTGCTGAACGATGTCATTCTTGGTTGATGAATAACAAAATGAATCCGTCTTATAGGGACATAATTTGTATCACTAATGTCTTTGCCCTTATCAATAAACAAACTACCCCGTGTCATTTCGCATATCGACTCAACAAGTGACTGTAAGGTTGTCGTGTCTTTTATGTTAACACATAGCTTTACTTTTTGCCTATCAAGATAAGTGCTTGACACATCATACGAATAATAATTTGGGTCGTCATAATCGAGTTCGATATCTTGCCACGTAGAAACATCGTCAGAGCTTGCGTCCTGCATGTCATCTGATACGCCTATTTGTTGCAATGTCCTATACAATATCTTGGCTGGATTAGACTCTAAAGATGAACAATCAAGTCGCCAATCCCAAACAAAATCTTGATTTGTTGTATCAAGCAATTGCGCTTCTGTCAATGTAAACAAGTTGCCCAAGGAGTCATAAGCCTTCAGGTCTTGGCTTGAATCAAAAGCTAATGAAAGATGAACATTTTGATTATACAATGTCCTTACAGTGTATTGCGGGTCAGATAACCCATCATGCTCTTTATAAACCTTTAACCATTTTGGCTTATCATCTGTAAACCAAGTCCTATCCCAACCCCAAAAATACAAATGGTTTTTATTATCTGTCTCAACATCACCGTCAGTAACAAAATTATTAATAATATCAGCCACTGTCGTATGGTTATCGGGTATTTGTAATTTTAAAAATCTATAAGGTTTGTAGGATTTGAAATACGGAATAGTGCTTGATGCTCCAACCATCCAATCGAGATTGTGTGTAAATGGTATTAGAACCTGATTGTCTTTGCTCGTGTATTCTGCTGGTAAAAAAGAATGTTTTCCCCAATAAGTTCCGAGTCCTATTTCTCTATTGTCAATAAAATCGGAATCTGAATAATAATAATAATTAGGTGCTGCTGCTGTTAAAAATTCACGACCATTCGCAGTTGTGTATAAATCATATGATAATATTCTTGTCCATTCATCAAGCAGATTAAATGACACTGTTCTATTGTTTGCATTATCATTTTTAGACTCAATATAACCATAGAATAAAGGATACCAACTGGTATCTTGTATGTTTTCAATCCCATCAAATCCAAGCTCTATTATACAATTCTTAAAATGATACCTTATAGGGCTAACGCCAATAGAATAAATTAAAGACTTCGGGAAAAATTCACTCCATCTTAAATCATCATTTTTAACAGAAAAATTAGCACTCCCAAATCGTGGCTTATTTGTCAACCACTCAATTGCACGACTAACAGAGCCAATAGATGATAGTTTGTTTTTTTCCACAACTTCAAAAACTCCGTCACCGTCAAGGTCAATTCTTACTCTAATAATTGGCGTAATGCCTATTTGCGCTTCAATGCTATATAAAAAGGTTTTGAGGTTTGATAATGAGTTATAAAACCCTCTTGTTGGATAATGTCCACCCGTAAAACCTTTGCTTACTATTTCAGCCATTATTAAATTTCCTGCAACTCAAGATTGCCTGTTCGTCCTGCTCCTGTAAAAGCTGTCGCAAAATTCTCAAGGTCTAATACACTCGCTGGTGATACCCAATAACCATTGACAAAACATCTTACATATTGTGCTATTAATGATTGATTAACCGCACCAGTAACCGCCATAAAATAAACTTTATTTGACGACAAGAAATCTGTTGCTATTGAATCCAATCCCCAAGGCAATGCCAAGCTTGCCACAAGTTGCTTATTCAAAGAAAACAAACCCTCACCATATGGAGCGTCAAAAGCTGTTGAATCATAATAATAATAATCTTCGATATTATACCAGTTCTCGGATGTCGGCGAATAAGCAAAAAATCTTATAGGCGAGCTATTCATTCCATTTATACATAATGTCAAGCGTCTAATTTCGCGTTCATCAAATAAACTTACAAAACTTGACAAGTCAAAAGAAAATATCATGTAGTTATATTTAGCTGTGACAGCGGCAAGATTAACGTAGTCAATATCATAAGTATCAATAGAATCATATTCAATGGTCGTAAACTCAGTATCTATTAAACTGTTTAATGCCGCTTCCCATGGCTTATTTGTAGAATTACCAGAATAAGCTTTATTTGTAGTTGTCGATGGTACAAGAATTGATGCGTTGCTATAATGCGAATATGGGATAGGGATAGTAAACAACCCTTCTCTTAAGCTATTCCGATTTCGAGCAATATTCGTTATTGCTCTATAATCACTATCGCTTAAAAATGACATCTCATATTTAAATGAGCCTTTTTCTTTATATTGATAAGTTTGCAATGTCTTGTTTATAGACCTTGAACTGTCAATAAAAGCGTCAAAGCTTATTCTTTGTGCTGTTGTCTCTATTTCTGTCAAGGCTTCATTAGATTTGCCTATTAAAAATCCCATGTTTCCCCTTAAACCTGTACAGGTAATCCAGTCATCCGAGTGTGATTATATAAGCCCTTGCGTATCTTTTCCATGCTCTCACTCCATCCAAACACATCACCGCTAACAATAATCGTTTGCCCACCAAACCCACCGCCATTAGGTCTGCCAAGAATTTCCCCACCATGCGCTATAATAGGCATGGGAGCGTTAAAAGCACCTGGCACTTGACGCAAATCGCCATCAGAGGTTTGACCTGATGGCACTGCGCTCATAGTCATTCCCTCAAGCCCTTTAGTTGCAAATCCCGAAATAAAAGCACCGATGCCCCCAGTTGCTCCAGAGAAAATAGCTTTCAAAATATTAAGTATAACAAACTTTGCAATCAATTGGACTATCATTGACAATACGGAATTGCCAAATTCCTTAAAAGCTTTTATAGCAACCTTTGTCGAATCTCTTGCGTTTGTTGCTAATGCTATAAATGCTGTGCTTGATGCCTGGGCTAATGCATCTGTCATAGACGCAGCAAGATTAACAGCTCGCTGATATTCTTCGTCCTGAATCCTGTTGCGCTCTGCTGTCTCTTGCTCTTGCAATCTTATATGCTCTTGCGTTTCTTCAGCCCATAATTTTCTTTTGGCTTCTGAGGCTGCTTGCATCTTAGCCCAGTTTTCCTTATCAGCTTTATCTTCTTGTTCGTCCTGAAATTGTTTCTCCTGTAATCCTCGCGCTGCCTCCTCGCTTAACAAATTGGCTTTTGCTGTTATAGCCTCGTTTTCCATTGCAAGCTTTTTAGCATCCGCATCTTTAATGTCTTGTATTTCTTTGTCTGATGCGTCTTTGGCATCCTTAGCAACTTTTGTTAATATTGCTTTATGTAAAGTAGCCTCTTGTTCTCTTTCAGCATAAAGTTTTTTCCCTTTTTCCTCTTCTGCCTTGACAATGGCAGTCATTGCCTCTTGGTGCCTTGCCACTTCTTTATCAAAAGCCGCTGCTGCCGTATTACCCTGTGCTTCAGCAATTTGTGCAGATTTGTCAAAATAATCTTTCATGGCGGCACTTGCTTCTTCTGCTTTTTTCTTAGCATCAGTCCAAATATCAGATATGCGTTTCCCCATACCTTCGAAATTAAAAGAAGCAAGAGACGAAAAGACTTCCTTAACAGTACCTATGGCTTTTGCGATAACATGAAATTTATTCTCCAAGGCAGCTAATACGCCTATAACAATGGCTAATGGCCCCAAGAATACTTTTGGTATTGCAGCGGCAAGCCTCAGTATTGCGCTAAAACTGCTTATCAACCCTTGTAGTGGGCCAGCACTTAACGCCATCAATGGTTCTTTAAGTTTGGTTATACCCTGAATACTCGTTGTGGTTTTATTTGCAGCTGTGCCCGAGTCTTTAAGATTAGTGATTAATTTATCAAATTCACCTTGTGCGAGATTGCGAGCTGTCAACAAGAGTTCGATTTTAGCTTGTGTGGATTCTGTGCCCATTATCGACCCCTTGCTTTTAATGCTAATAACTCGATTTTTGCTTTTTCTCGTTCATGCTCTTTAGCATGTGCTTCATTGACTTCTCGCAAACACTGCATATAAACATAGACTTGCGGTAATGTCAAATTACCTATATCTTCATGCGATAAATGTAAATCTCGCATCAAAACAAAATAAGTCCATCTTAACCCCTGCCCCCATTCCGATTTATCTTTTTTTTTAAAGATGGATGGGCAGAGGGTATTCCATTATAATTAAGCTCTGCCATTATCTGAAAAAGTTCATACAACTTTTGAGTCGTGATTGTGTCCTCAATAAATGCAATATCTTTTTCGTGAATAGCCATTGCAATAATTGGATAAAGTGCGTCAAGTGCTTTCGGGTCAAAATTATTTGGGTTGACGTTGCCAAGCTCGGTAAGGATGGAAAGCTTTTTTAATGGCACTGGATAAACTTCATATTCACGGGATTCTACACCCTTATCAGTCCAGCGCTCAAGAGTAAATTTCTTTGGGCGTGGATTCATGATATCAGCATCATTCGGAATCCCCGAATCTATTACGCTATCCAATTTATTAATTTGGTTTACTTTTTCCTCTGCACTTGCCATTTATCCTCCTTAAGAAATTGCCGCACCTGTATCATATCTTGACGCGAACAAATTTTGCAACTCGACATATTGCCCTACATGTGCTCCAGTTGCGAACCCTGCGAATGACATTTTAAGCAAATCACCCGCGCTAATACTTGGGTCTGTCCATGACTTATAATACATCTCGCTCATATTGAAAGTAATATAATTACTTACTGCATCAGTCAATGTTAATACAAAGCTTGAGGATGTCATGGACTTAAACTTTGCCCGCTCAGTTTCATTGGCAAAATTTAATCCTGTTGCCTCAATATCAAAAGAAAAATCCTTGCCAGATACAAGTTTGCCGATAACTGTCGAATTACCGAGTAACGGCAGTCCCTCTTGACCACGAGTAATAGTAATAATGACTTGCTCAAAATTAGTTACAGCAGAACCACCAATCGTAAAAGTAGATACTTGTTGTGGTGTAATTGGCATTGCGTCACAGTATGTCAATGTTTGTGCACTTGCCAAGTCGCTTTCGTTATAAGCAATTCCAGAAACCTCTACCATACAAAGAGTATCGCCACCCTTTATTGTTATCTTAACGCTTGTTGGACGGAAACCCACAACTTGTTTCGCAACTGCATCCTTGTTGCTGTAAAGATTAATCCAATTAGGCTGGTCTGTGTCGTTAATTGTAAACTTGTGCTTATACTTACCGCCCGATAGAGTCCCGGTGTCCGTGCCAAAAACGCAAGCAAGAAAGTCACCTATCGAACCGCTATCTGCATCTCCAGTATCAAGAGGAAATGATAACGCTGGAGCAAATGTTGATATACCGCTTGATACCCGCACAGGACCAAGAGTACCACGTACCTCTGGCACTGGCTCAACAGTTTTTGTTAATGAACACTCAAACTTATTCGCGAGAATCCCACGACTAAAAGAAGCCGCAGCCGCACCGATACTTGTCGTATTGAGTGCTATCCCGACCTTTGATAATGCTGCTACATCATACATACGTTACCTTTCGCCAGCCGTAAAGCGTGGCAATGTTAATTTTAACTCCATCTGGATTTGTGCGTAGTCATCATTGACATACGTCAACAAGCTGTCTCCGTATTCCGCATTATTCCAGCCACCTGATAAAGTAATAAATTTCTCAAGTGCGTTACATATCGCTTCATCATAAGCAATCAACGCCGTTTCAAAATCTGGAACGCTATCATCTAATGCAGATTTTATTTTCCCGATTATTGATATGACCATGGTATCCATTCGCTGCTTTGGTACACCGACATAAGTATTGCGCTCTATCCTATCAACATACGCCTCAAGCTTCGGATAGACTAAAACATCGTCATTATGTTTTATCCGCTCAAGCTTCCATTGCTCTACATATGCAGCCAATACGATATCTGCTTGGATTGTCGTCTTAAATAAATCCCATGCGTCTTGTGCTACTGACATTTACACCTCAATCCATCTGCCAGCTACATTCATTACCATACGCATAATCCTGTTGCTATTCAAACACATCATAGCAAAACCAACCGAGTCCCTAAGCGGGCTATCATATGTCCCATTGTTCGTATTGTCTCCTAATGTCTCATGTACAAAAACTCGCTTGACATCATCGTATGGCAACGCTTCTGTTACTCGCCTGCCGTGCTTTATCCTCATGCCGTAGCTGTAACCCTATTCCAGACCGATGTCCCGCCGATATTAAAATATAAAGACGAAACACTCGTACCATTATTCCTGATATACAGAGAAGCTGTCGAAGGTGTGTTTGATGGCGCACCCGCTCCGGCTGCTAATGCTATTCCTGATGTTGATGGATTCATCTCCGACATTGACCGCATAGCTGCTACAATAGCATCGATATCCTTATCAAACCCCTGTGAAACATTCCCGTTATCAGGGAGATTTCTTTCGCCTACTGTTGACTGTGACATATTTTTACTCCTATGACCTAAATAAAAGTGTGCTTTGAACAGACCCATTTCTTATGTCTGTGGCTGTTCCCAAAAACATTGAAGCAGAAATTCTATTTCTTAATTTCGCCTCTTCATCACGGTACATTTTGTATTTAAAATAATACCGCTCCATATCTGTAACTTCAATCTGTGCTCTACCTGCTTGTTCTTGACAAAACTTCATAGTTACCCACGCAACAAGCCACTGTTTAATGCAATTGTCAATAGGAGTTACTATTTGAGTTGACTGCAAACCACGTTCACGAGCAAGATTAACAATCTCAATGTCTGCCCTATCAAGATAACCAGTGATTGTATGTCCGTAAACAATTACATCTGTGATATCCGTAGTTTGCAAATAAGTGCTCATTATTTTACTCCCGCTGCTGACACTGCATCAAGCGTAGCCATCTTTATATCAGCAAGTATTTTATCTTTTAGCGCTCTACCAGCCTCAAAAAGAAATTCATCTGGCTTTGTGCCAGGATGAAAAACCTTTTTCCTGAATACATTCCGACCATAAGAAGTAAATAACAAACTTTTTTTATTTTTTGCGACTATCTCATGCGGTCTTGTCCCACCATGGACATACCCAGCATAATAAGCGACTCCCGTATCAAGAAAAATACTTGCCGCGTGTGCTTGTCTATTGAATCGGATACTTATACTTCTTTGGAGGTCTCCAGATTGTCGTTTGAATCTATGCACACGCCTACCATAAGATTGAATTTCTTTTGCACCTTTTTGGATTGCAATATCAATCTTACGATTTATAATAGGACTCAATTTCTTAAGCGCGTCTATGGCTTGTGTTATACTCAATGCCATCGGATACCCCTTTAAGTAGGGCGGCTATCACCGATAACCGCCCATATAAGTTATCCAATAAGCTTTACGACTGCTTCTGGTTTAATAACCGAAACACCCCAAGCGAGGTTGACGCGATAAGTTGTCATACCATCACCGAGAATTTCGCAAACCAAGAAAGTTAATCCAGATACAGGGTCTGTAACAGAAATTGTATCAAGGACAGGTGTTCGCTCGATAATTGGAGGACGTGCAAAAAGTAATACAGCATTACGATTAAAAGCAAAGTTGGATGTATGGTCTCCAGTAACAGTGATTGCTCTTGCGACTGCTCCAGTTGCCTTGCGGAGACCAGGAGCACCAATATACATTGCTGTTGATGCGCTTGACACATCGGCAACACCTGTAATAACACCGTACTTGTTGCCAGTGTCGTTAGCAAGTGATATAACATCACCAGTAAGGATTGTCCCTGTGCCTGCTGCTGCTGTTGCAAGATTTATGCTACCAACTGCTTTGTCTGTTGCTGTCAATGTTGCGCTCGCAGCTGTTCCAGAGGTATGTATGCCAATTCCGGATGATACGCGGAAATCAAAACCCTGAAGCCTTGATATTACGCCATTCCTAAGCAAATCATCACTGCCAGCCTGATTAACATTGGTCAACTGTGTCAAGCCGCCGAGTGCCTCTTCAGCCGCAGTATCAATAACACAAGACATCTGACCTGGAACCCATGCGCCGTTGTCCTTGAGCATCCTTTTCAATGATGCAGCATTAGCAAGGTTTGAAGCAAAAGGGTTTGTACCAGCTGAACCAACTGCCCTTGAAAACTTGGCATCAAGCGCAGAGCCTACATCCTGCTCTATGAGATTACAAATTGAGCGGAAACATTCAGCAATCTGCTGCTCGCGATATCCAGGCAACGTACCACCATTAATAAGGATTTGTTTTTCTTCATGGGTAAGGTGGAAAGAACTTGATTTGTTGCGCGAAATTGTCAGTGTTGTGGTTGTCGGTGTTTTGTCTGTGCCAGCTGAAGTTGACATCGCTGGAGAATAGTCAGCGAGTGCTTGTGATACAGACAGCGGAATAGTCATTGTCTGACCGACCGCAAGATTCATCTGTTCGGGTGTGAAATCTCTTGATACAGCTGGAATAAATCCGACCTGCTCACGCATAACCATGGGAACAGTTTTAAACATTGTTGGCAAAAGTGCCGTTAAAACATTAGACATAATAAAACCTCATTTTTAATTTTAAGAAACCTTTCCACCATCAGTGATAAATTTATATTGTGCATCTGGTGTCATGCGTTCAAAGTCTGCGCGTTGGATTTGCTTAGCGCCAAGCGTATTTTTTGAAGCGCCACCACCAGCGCCTGCCCTTTGCTCACTAATGAGGGAATCTTTATTCTTCTCGAAATATTGTAAAACACCTTTGTCAAGGTCATCCGCCCCATTGAAATTGATTGTTTTCCCATCTTCACCTATTGACACAATGCCATCTCTTACTAAGTCTTTCGCATGTAGCTCAGCATTGTAGATTTTACCCCTAAATTTAGCGAGTAGCGCATCTTGCAACAATGCGTTTTTACGCTCTGTTTCAAGGGATGCAGCTTTAGCTGTTTGCTCTGTCAATAGCTTCGATACGTTGCCCAACTGTGATTCAATTTCCTTGAGTCGCCTTTGTTCTGCGGTTAACTTACTATCTGCTTCGGACGCTTTGGCAAGTTGCTCCTTAAGGGAGCCAGCAAATGATGAAAAGTCACCGCCATCAAATCCAATACCTTTCGCCGCTGCAAGAATTTTATCATAATTACTTTGCAACGAATTAAACCCCTTTTCAGTGCTTGCAGCCTTCAAAGCGATTGCATTGACAACCTCAAAAAGTTCGTCACCGCCCTCTACCTTGGTTAATACTGCCTTCACGTCATCAAGTGTTTTTGGCATTTACAACACCTCTCTTTTTTGGTTAATATATGGTTATTCAACGTGTTTGTCAAACACGATTTATATTTTTATTAAGTCACTGATATTTTTTAGTCCTTGCCATCCTGATAAATAATCCCTCCACTTGCCAGGATTCTTGGCAACCTTTTCAGCACCACCGACACCGAATATTGATTCAAGCCCATTATCAGATAGCCCATCAATAAAGCCAATCGCATTGCTGTAATCAGGACGCTTTTTGATTTCGTCCTCGCCATAGATATACGACATTTGACAAATACAGTTCGGGTGAAAAGGATACACTGGTAAATGGTCAAGCGGATAGCAACCAGCACCAAGCCCAAACAAATCAATTCCGCAATGAACATCACAGATGTCACGCCTCGGATGTCCATCATTAAGCTCGTACTGTATGCCAATAACATCTGGATTATCCCATGCCTCCTGATATGTTCCTTCAGCATAAGCCCTCGCCCGCTCGGTTCGCGCCAACCGCTCTGCGTTATAACGCGCTTTTGCCTGAACTGCGTATTTGACTGCTTTTTCAAACTCCTCTCGCGATGCTGCTTCCGTCGTGTCAATAACCGCCTGATATGCCGCCTTAAGTCTGCTTGTTGGCGCACCGTTTTGCGCTAATTTATCTACACGACCCATTGCTCTTGTGACATTCAACTTGTATTGCTGATAATCTGAATAGTTTCCCTTATAAACTTTGCGAGCCGATGTTATCAATTCGTCAAGATACTTTGGTGTGTCGCCTTTGGTTAAATCTCTCTTGCTTATTTCTTCAGCTGTGCCTATCCATGACCGTCTGTTATTCATCCCTATTTTTAAGGCTGCCTTAACCTCATCCATTCGCGACAAATCATTGACCTTGCCAGACAATGTGAGCTTGTCATCTTGCCACTTATTACCAAGTACCCAGCGCCTTGATACAAGCGCGTCTTTGTTGCCGTCCGATGCAACGCGCATAATCTCAACTGATTGGTCTGCGATTGCGTTTTTGATAATCACAGGGTAATCTATGTCAGCAATAGCGGTACTAACCGCTTTGTCAACAGACATCCTTGATGAAATATTTTTTTGTATCTCTTTGGTCAGGTCTTGCAATGCAACATTAAGGATTTTTTGAAAATCCTTGTCTGTCTTTCTAATCACGGAATAGCGCGTTACTTTCGCCATTACTCCATATCGCCCATATTATTATCCGCATTATTATCACTGCTAACATCCATCACACCAGCGGCATTGTTTATCTGGAAATCAAATTCGTCAAGCGCTTTCTTAACCATGTCTTCATTCTGTCCTTTTGATGCAGCGATAAAAGCCGCCCGCTTAAGCAATAGCTCGGCAATTGGAGGCATACCCATTTGCAACACACTATCATTAGTTCCGATATCTTCAGCCTTGGATTGAGGCTTGAAACTATCTGGATATTTCACATGATAATCAAACGATTCTCCAGTATATAGCTGGAACATCCGAATTATCTCATACTCCAACCATTCAGCAAGTTGGGCAGTCTTCTTGAGAATCGCGTCTTGTGCGGTAAATTCCCATTCAAGAGCGACACCAGAACGCACAGCTTTGACACCTATCACGCCTCGTTGACTGGCTATTGTAAAAAGAGATTCGATAAGCTTTTCGCAGTTTGAAACTAAGCCAGATAGAATGTTCGGGTCTGGACTTGCGTAGTTTGGCGCGATGCTTGTTGTCAATGGCAAACTCAAGACACTATGCAAACCAATTGCTACTGGTGCGCCATCTGACTGCATGTAAAAAATAGAAAAAGCTTGCGCCCTTTCTTGGTCTCGGATTTCGCTATCCTTGTTAAAAACCGCATGATTAATTTTTGCGATATCATAGTGCGGAGGTTCCACCAGCAAAGATTCTGGATTAGTCAGCACCCCAGTAACAACAGGTATCACAGGTACAACACCCAATCCATGCTCCGTTGTCTTGACTATTATTTTCTTAGTTCCACTCAACTCTATTTTTTGCGCTATCTCGCGAGTCCATCTTGTGTAATGCTTAACAATGCCAGTACCGTTAACACTTTTCCCCTCGCCATCATAAAAAGTAATTTCCTCAAGCGCTCCGTACTTGTCAAGCTTATGTGCTTTCACCGTGTTTGCAGTTTTGATATACACATATGGCATTGAGCGCGTTTTAATCGCGTCAGCAACAGTCATTTTTGTATTAATATCAAGGTCGTTATCCACAACAACAAAAGTTACTCCATGTATCATCGAGTATATCAGTGCATCATGGATAAAACTTTGGATATCATGGCATCGATAATCAACATCATCCACAAAGACATTAGCCAATAAAATATCAGTAGGCGTGTCATTGATTTTTATCTCACGATTAATTCCCGTGTTTGTTATAGGGTCAACCATAGCCTTGATAATAGGAGCAAAAAAGTTACGCAAAAACGCAGCATCACGGCGCATAGTATAAAACATCTCAACTTCTCTGCCGTGGGGAATAAGATAGGAACCATCACGATAACCGCCACCACCCAAGAACGTGTCTGTCATAAACTCATATACATTTCGCGCACTAACTGACTTGTAGTTATAGCTCAAAAGACTAATCTGTTGCGCCTGGTCGTTTGTGCTTATTGGTTTTATCGTTGTTCCAGCATCCCCTTGTCCTACTCCAGTTTCGATTGGCATATAACTCCCCTCATTTATAACCGCGAACTATTTGTCGCGGCTGTATCAAACTGTTAACCGCATATCGCAAAGCATCAATAGCATGCAGATAACCCTTTGCAGGCTTGTTGATAAAAGTCCCATCCTTGTCCGTTTGCCATGAAGCGTTCCTAAAATCTTTTATTACATTCAAACTTTTCTTTGTAACCCTAATCTTATAACGCCGTATAAAATCTATACCGAGATTAAAATATCCCTCGCCCTTGATACATGGCTTTATATTGCGCCAACCTGCCCGATAAATTTCCTCAATACTTTTCGGCTCCGCACTATCCGCATATATAACATAATCCAAAGGAACACGCAAGCGCTGTAATTCTGCGCAAATGTCCTGATTAGTCAAGCCCTTTTTATAAAACAACTCATTGACATATATCGCACCACCACGAATCCCATACTCAAGTAAGCATGAAGGGTCATTTGTAAAGCCGAAGTCTAATCCGCATTCTGTCTCAAGGTCAATTGGCAGCGTGTCAATCAGTTCAAAATCTGGTAATATCAAGCCCTCTATGCTTCCGATTTCACCTTCACCATATACGCGCCACCAATTCAAATTATCGCGTCTGCTTTCAATATCCGCTATGATGCTTTTACTTAAATATGGATTGTCTCTGTATGTCGATTTGTCAAAAGATACATCATATCTTGTTATTAATTCATGCGCCCAAAAATGTGAAGTTGGATTAAAGTCTAAAAATATTTTTGCTTTGGTTCTAATCGATAGCTGTTCATATAATTCCTTTGGGACATTGTTGCACTCATTAATAAACAAAATATCACGCCTTGACCCTCTCGCTTTACGCGGTTCATCAATAGCAAAAAATTCTATTAAAGAATTCCCTATCTTGAAATTATTATCAGTCTTGTTATGTATGGTGTCATCATAATTATCACCGAGAATATGTATAAAGTCGCGTAATGCACCTATCTTCAGGTGTGGTAAGGTTTCCCCAACAATAGACATTACCATCGGTGTTTTAGATTGTAGCGCAAGAATATAAAAAAACTGCAAAATAGAATAGGTCTTACTACTTGATGTGCCGCCCTGCAAAATTTGTGTCCGCTTATGTATGTTCTTGAGTATTCTTGAAAATACTGGAGTTGTCTTCATCCGAGCACAACCTCTGCCTCAACTGCTGTCACCGCTTGCGCCAAAGCTGGAATATCGTCTGGCTGATAAACACTAATAGCCACATTACTAACATTACCCTCAATACGCTTATCAATCTTCTCGGTCTGCCCAAGGTATTGCTTACCGAGCCAAATTAACATTGTTCTATCGCCTTCCATTGCCATTTGATATTGTTTACGCTTAAGACTTTGACGCATCATAACGCGCCCACTTTCTATAACTTCCGAAAATTTATTGACAAGAGTATCAACACTACATCCAACTATATTGGCTATTTCCTCTTGTGAGCAATTTATTTTTGCAAGGTCATAAACATCTTTTTCGCAAAGATGAAGCTCTTTTCGTCCTGCACCTTTTTTGTTTATGCGTCCTGTCTTTTTTCCAGCCATTATTTTTTCACTGTAAAATAATCTGTCATTGCTGATTTAGTTATTATTATCTGGCAAGGTTCTTTCCCCTCGACCTGAAAGACCAGCGTTGCGCCTGTCCTGATTGCTGGTGCTATTGTTGCGGCTATTGTGCCAAGTTGTGAGGTTGCTTGCTGTGCCACTTGTTCTGTTGCTTCTTTTTTTATGTGCAAGCGCTGATTCTGCTGCTTGAATTTGTCAAACACTCTATTAATGAATTTCATCAATGCCCCTTTTTGAATATATAACTATTTTTATAAATGTCAAATTTATCAACGATACAATTCTATTATTATATAATCAATATTGCACCTCATTGGGTAATGGGATATATATACCGCGAGTCGCCGCCCACCTGCGAATATTACTTAATTTCGCCTCGAACTCAACTGTAAGGTAGGCTGTTGTTGACTTAATATATTCAAACCCCTTATCATTGTGTTCTTTAAAAAACATGGGTTTAAAAATCTCATGCATCTCCTCTGGAGTATAACCGAAATAATCAGCGATAATCTCGACAACAACCGCCCAATAATAACGCCGCTGCGAGCAGCTTTGCATCTTCTCTGGACTTCCAATAGTTATCGTTGTCCGTTTGTTATTACGCTTAGCAAGTGCCAAATAATATTTTTTATCATCTGGTATAAAAACGCCTTGATTAACAAGTCCCATGTATTTTGTTTTCAATGCCATTACCACTCCTTATAACTATTAATATACTCTCTCATCTTTGCATTTGCTTTTGTTTCATCGGTATTCGTATAGAGCAGAATGCCAGCAAAATCTACAATGTCAAATATATCTTTATGTCTGAACAATGTATAAATTGTCATGCCATCACGGTTAGTATAGTATAGGGGATATGTTATTTTGCTCATGGTAAATACTTGTCCTTAATTTTCCTTTTTTTATGTTTATATTTCTGTATTGATTTGGAAATAAAAACTAATACCGCTCTCCCCAAGGGATTTCCCTTAACAACCATAACGCGCTCGCACTTTGCAGTCGGGTAAACACCACATCGCACTTTACAAGACTTGCCTTTTTCATGATTTTTCTTGCAATGACATTCTTCATCACAAAGTAAATTACGGTTGCATATATACAATAATTTATGTTCGCTCATTCTTTCACCTCTTTGATTTGTTTGTTGTTATCATAACATTGCGCCCGCTTTGCAAAGCCTGAAATTTCTTTGCGCGTCTCCCAGCAAAACATACACTCACGAGAATCAATAACCCCTCGTAACTTACATGACTTGACAACACTCAATTTTATCTCCTATAAATTTAATTTTTCTAATATTTCGTTTTACCACAAGGTCATCATACCAATCTAAGCCACGTTTACCCTTCAGCCACTCGATAAACTCAATAGGCTTCATATGGGCAAAGAATTTATGATGCCCAGCACACAAACAAATACCATTTGGTAAATAGTGCCGAATAGATTTATTAGACCGTGTAAAGACATGATGCGACTGGATTCTATCTTTTTTGCCGCAATACTCGCATTGATAATTGGCTAAATATTTAACATCTTTTGCCCATTTGTTATCTGCTGCTTTCTCATTGCTTTTACGCAATTCACGCAACATAAAAATATTTGGTTTTGCAAACATGGTTATTAATTAATATAATCTATTCATAAATAAATAAAGAAAATTAAAATTATTGCGCCTGGATTTTTATTCCGAATACAGCATAGGATAAAAGCTCCACGTTTGTGCTGACTACCGTGCAACATATTTATTCTTCTGTAACCTCCATTAATCCGCTGCAATGCTCACAATCTACCATAACATAAAGCTTGTTATCATCAAGACTTTTGAAGACAATCGTTTTTGGTATTTTTTCAGTTTGACACTTATCTTCTTTTAGGCAAAGACTACATGATGGACTTATCGATTTATATGTTTTAATGGCGTTGTCAACTTTTGGAAAAAAATATTGTATCTTGCCACATTTTTCTTTTTCAAGAAGAGCACAAATTTCCTTAGCCATAAATAAATTATCGATATATAAATCTGCAATAGGAATACGTGTACTCCCCTTATACTCGACTATTTTATACATTGCCAGCCCTCCTTAATCGAAAACATTCTATCTGATGGAACATGGAATATCTGACAACTATTAACTATTTGCAAGTCTATACCATTCTTATAAAACCATAAAAATAAGAAATTGTGGTTGCCAATATGGACAGCGTCACCTTGTTTCAGATTTTCTATATGCATTCTTTCACCTCCTTAGCACTTCCAAATTGTTTTGCGCCTATCTTATACCCAGCATCCCAGGCAGCACGGATATCTACAATTCTTTCTTCTATAAGTTCCTTGCTATCACAATATTGCTGATACCATTCTTCAAATGTGCGTTTGTTGTGTGATGTGTTGTCGCTCTTCAATTCTTCGTTTTCTTGCTTCAGTCTCCTTATCTCTCGCTCGTACTGATAAATAGTATCAACCATAGAGTGTAGGACATAAAGCTCTATCCCAACTTTGTGAGAGGGGTCAAAACTTATATTCATGTTTTCCTTTCTTTGTCTTGCGCCGGTATTGCCTACAACGGTCAGGCTTATTGACGTTGCGCTCCTGCGCAATGTAGGAGAGCAACCTTGGTTGCGAACCAACAAGCCGTTGTTGTAGGATGTTTAATTCGCGCCTGCCTTTGGTTCCCATTTTTCCATTTTCTTAAATTCTTCTTCCATTTTTTTATTGATACACTTGATTTGAGACTGCATAGTAACAAGCGACTCAATAATTTTATTATTTGTAGCATTGTTTTTATAGAGCTTTTCTATCGGCTCTTTAGACCGCTTGTTTTCTTTTGTGATAACCCAAAACTCTTTTCCACTACCACCATCTTGAGAGGTTACATCAACAGAAGTAAATGATGTTGTAACACCATACATATAGCCATTCGCCTTAATAACATTTACCCGCTCAAATTTTGCTTTAAGAATTGAGTCAATTTTTTCTTTGCACTTTGATAATAGTTTGTTGCGATATTGAGTTTCGCCAATTGTAACACAAAACTCTTCCCATGCTTCCTGATATTCGATTACGAACCCTTGATACTCCATCTGCATTTTGTTTTACTCCTTTCGAGAGCTTGCTCGCGTCCTGTATTGGCGCGAATTAAATTTCCTACAACGGTCAGGCTCTATGAAGTTGCAACAAGTCCATAATATTATTTGTTGCAATTTGCGTGACGGTATGGAATACCGGAACCATATAGCCGTTTGTTGTGTTTAGTACCATTTACACGCTGCCTTTTATCTTGACTCTTCTATCGGATGAGTAATAAGAACTTGAAGCTCATATGCCTTCATCAGTTCTTTTCGAAGCTTTTTCTTTGCTTCTGATAATGACTCTGCTTTTACAACCGCTTGAAATTCTTCAGTTATCGCATGTCCATGTTTGCCAATAACCCGCATTTTATAACCAAACTCAAACTGTTTTATTAATTTTACTTTTTTGAAAAACATATCTTATCCTTTCCGAAGGCGTAGCCTGCGCCATGCCTTGCGTGTAAATGGTATTGAACACAACGGTCAGGTTGCCAGAAGTGCCGCGCTCTACCGTTCTATTGTCGCGGCATTTGGATGAACAGCCTTGGCTGTGAATCTGGCAACCGTTTGTTGCACGATTTAAGACACGCCGGTCTTCATTTTAGCTTTTGTTATTTTCTTCCTGTATTTTCTAAGCTTTTTTCTTGTACTTATTCCATTTACAGCCATGAATTGTTTTTCTTTTGTACGCTTTTCAGAAATAACTGGCATACCAAAACCAGAAGTCCGCGTACCATGCCCTTGTTTCGTTTCTTTTTTCTTCCCATGTAGATTACGCAAATACGCTTTATATGCTGGCGTATCCTGATTAACTTTTTCACGTCGATTAGCAGCAGCAGCCTTAGACAAGCCAATGTCTATTCTTGTTCGTTTTCTCTTAATAACTTTCTGCTCTTCCATTTTTATCTCCTTTGATTTTAGCAGCCTTGGCTGCGTTTGGTTTTTGCCTTCCGGCGTGTCTTATTTCGTGCAACGGATTAGCATGGCGAAGTTGCGAACAAATCCAAAACATTATCTTGTTCGCAATTTGCGTGAAGCGTGGGAACACGCTGAACCGCCATGCTTTTGTTGTACGAAGGATTTTTGGCGCTGTCTTTCGCCTTTATCATTTCATTAAAAACATG